GACGCGTTAAACCAGGCACAAGCTATTCTTGCCGGAATTGTTTCAGGAGTTTCTACCAGTGAGGATCAGGAAAATTCTGACACTCAGCAAGAGAACCCGGAGACATCATCAGCACCGGCTACTCCTGAAACACTTGTTAAATTGACTCAGACCGTCAGTGACCTTGTTACCACCATGAAAAGTCAGGCCGCTGCAGATATTCCTTTGTCTGAAGCTCGTGTTTCAACAGTTAGTTTCATCGGTCCGGCAAGTACTTCTAAGTATCTTTTCGGTGTTGAAAATTCTATGTTCTCTATGGATTATCGTTGGAATAAGATTACCGCTAATCCTCGCTCGGCATCCAGTCTCGATGATGCTGACGAAGAAACAGATGGAGTCACTTTCCGAAAACTGGCTGTTGCCTATTCACGTTCTTTACAGAAACGTTACAACTATCTGCATGCCAATAGTATGCTTGATCCTAAACGTCTTGCTGCCGGTGAGTTTGTTACAAACTATGAAGGGGTCAATAATGCAGGTGTAGGAAATCAGCATGTAGTTCTTCGTCAGGATTATCTGATAGCCCGTGTATTGTCTAAACGCGATCTTACACAGTACTTCCCCGTAAGATATGGCATTCAAGATCATGACCTTGTTTTCAACGCTTTCTTCTCTGAGGTTTCCCAGGCTTATCAGGTTGGTGAGATTTGGAAAGGTGATATGAAAATCGAGAATGAGATGGGGCATGTGGACGATGCAATGATCAAGATAAAGTTCGGTCCCATGAAAGAACTCGAACGCATGTATATCGCCTATCTTAATAAAGAAGGATCCGATCCTATTAAGTGGTCCATGATCGAGTTCTGTATTCTCAATTCGCTTGAGACTGCTCAAGTTGAACAAAATAAACGTCGTATACGCGGTATTTATGTGAAACCGAAATCTGGTGTTCCGGGAAGCTACTTAAACGCCGGTACCGGAATTCTGTACACCTTACTCCGCTATGTTCACGAGAATAAGCTGTTGTTGCATGATAATGAATCTTATCGTTCTTATACTTCAGCCGATATGCTTGAGTCCGTTCAGGAGTTTTGTTCCGATGTTGTTGCATCTTGTACGGAAGATATGGATCTGGACAAACATGTTCTTTACTTGAATAAGCTTCATCAACCTTGGTGGATTAAAAATGTTCGTGATTCGTATGGTAAAGACACTGATTTTACAGGTCCCGATGGCTATCTAAATACAGTTCCTGATACCTCCATCCGTATCATTTGGCTGCCATATCTGGGGCAACTGCCTTTCATGATGATGGACGTTCCTGGAAACCTTCAGTTTATTGAATATATTCCGGGTGAGATGTTTGCCATTAAAGCAAAGGAAGACATGGAACTTGTGAAAGCATGGTCCACTTGGAAAGAAGGTACGGCAGCTGCCTTCCTTGGCCGTCGTTTTGATTCCTTTGAAAAATTGCAGGCAAACGATTATGAATGGCAGCAGATTTTTATGAATAAATTTTCTGTTGACTTGGCAGCTGATGCTACCACAGTCGATGCAAAGGCTGGCTTTTGGCAGATTACTGTCAAGAATACCAAAGAGACTGCCATAACCGATATCACCGGTGCAAAAAAAGGTGTCGCTTATGTTATCGAGTGTGGTAATACAACCAATGCCACTACAATTGCGAAATCTGATAAGTTCAAAAATATCACTGAGGCGTATACTCCCACTAAGGTTGGCGATTATATAATGGTGATTCTCGATGACGAAGGAAACTTCCTCGAACTTGAACGTCAGGTAGGAGGCAATCGCAAGGTTAATGCAGCACTTCAACCGAACCTTCCCGGTGTACGATAGTCCATTTCTTATGTGTGTTTTAATAGGTTAGTTGTTTGTGGGCGGGTTGATGGCCCGCCCTTATTTTTAAATGAAAATTTTATGAAAGCAAGAAAAATTTCCAATCCTAATAAAAGGGGTAACGAGTACGCTCGTAAAATGTCTGTCAGGTTCTTCCTCTCATTGATGACGCTCTTGGCTATAGTCTGTGTTGTCGGCATGTTTATGGATCCGGGTTCTTTTTTAGGTATCTCCGGCTTCGGTAGTACATCATTGGCAGCTATGATGATCATCGGTGATGTCAGTGATGTTTCGGATCGCCAGACGCACGGTTCTAATATTGCATACAAAGTGTATTTGATCGAACTTTCTCAGATTAACCCTGATGTGAAGTTTCCCCAAAAGAATGCCAATCGCGAAGTTGGTACCATTCCGATGAAAACGGGTGAGTATATGAAGTACTTCGAAGCCCATGATATACCTACATATACGGCTACTGGCGAGAAAGGAGATATTACCACTTCCGGAGAAAATAACTTCGTTATAATAATGGGAGGTATGCGAGATCAACTTCTCAATTTTATCGAAGACCATGCTGGTGGCAAGTTTATAGTTTTGTTCAAAGAAGTAGGAGAGGAGCAGTGGTATATTATCGGTGAGTACGATCGGCCAATGATTCTGCAATCCTTCGAGGCAAAGAACGATAAAGACGGGCGCTATGTTACCTTTACTTTCAAACGTACTTCTATAGACCAATATTGTAAATATACCGGTGTCATCGTTCGTACTCCGGCTGCAAAACACGCGGCTTCGGCCACTACACTTACTGTCAAGCCTGAAAGTAACCGTTATGAGATCCCGGATGGAACTGCCGCTACCTATGCCATTTCCGCCGTGTCCGGAATCACAGCAAATGACAAAGGTCGATATATAACTCTTGAAGGTACCGGTACTGACAAAGCTGCTACAATTGCTGATGGAACGTCATTCGTTCTTGAAGATGGAGCTACATGGACGGCCCGTGCAGGATCCGCGATTACATTCAGGATTATGGATACTGCTACTCTCGTCGAGGTTCCTGGAACCCGTATTCAGACAGCATAGTTTTTTTATTCATAGAGCAGAGAAATCTGCTCTTAATACTTACCAAAATGTACTCATTCAAAGAAAAGCAAAAACATTTTTCTGAACTTCAGAATCCGGATGCAGCTTCTTTAGACTTAAAACTCTTAACTCAGAAGAGTCCCTCACATCCTCTTTTGAGAAAGTTCTCGAGAAACCCGCAACGTTATGCTAACGAGATCTTGTACCAATTACTCGGTGTTGCAAAGCGGGATGAGATTCGTAATAATCGCCGTCCACCTGTTTCCAAATCCAAAGTAATTAATGGTTCTCAGTCCTCTAAAAAGAAAACTGAAATACTTCCCACCGAGAAGTCTGAAAAGGTTGAAAATGTAATTCCTGAATCTCCTGATCCAGATCGGGAGGATAAGATATCTGATGTAGCCGAAGTAGTAGAAGCCGAAGAACGTGCAGAAGAAGCTGAAGAACGTGCAGAGGAAGCTGAACTTCGCGCAAAGGAAGCCGAAGAGCGTGCGGATAGCGCTGAAGCTGAGCTTGAACAAGAGAAAAAAAAAGTAGCCACTACTTCAAAACCGGTTCCAAATCCGAAAGTAAAGTCCAAAAGTGGGAAGAGTACCCCAAAATCGACTGGGACAACCTCTTCGACCCGCAAGTCCAGACAGCCACGATCATCTACAACGACCGGATCGTAACTTGGAAACAAATGAAGCAGCTCGACGAACAGCTGGATAAGAAACCGACTACACAGGCAGTCATTGATATGGCCGAACTACGTATTCGTAATCTTCTGGCGTTTGAAGAGCTGCAGTCGTTCAACGATACTGGGAAGTTCCGTTACAAGCATCCGTTCATAGCCCACCAGTCGGAGAGAGCACAACTGGAGGAGCTGTTACGGAAAGATCCGCAAGAGTTTCTGCGGCGTCATAAAAATGTACTCGACAACATCCGCAGATACGAATCCTACCTGAAACGGGCCGACCGTGACAGTCGGCGCACTCAAGACAAAGAAAACCTTCGTCGTCATCGTGAGCGAGAAGCCATTTTCAAAGCAATTCTCGAATCAACAACAAATAAAAATTAATCATGGAAAAGCTAATAGAAGTATTTAATTTGGGTGGTTTGCCAACTGCCCCGCTGGATTCATTCTTAGAGCTTCAGGAAGACTTCAAGAAGTCGGATCCTGATAAATTATCGAAGCTGCAGATGCTCATCATCACTCGTGGTTTCAAGTATGCATTTAAAGCTTGGAAGGACCCGGACGGAAAACTCTGGATCATCGATGCCCATCAACGTCGAAAGGCACTACTTGCACTACGAAAATCCGGTTTTACCATCCCGGAGATTCCGTATGAGCCAATCTTTGCTTCGGACAAAAAAGAGGCTGTCGAGGAGATTGCAGCCTACAACTCTGAGTTTGCAACTAAGAATCCGGATACCTTACTCTTCAAAAAATACAATATCGATACCGACACTCTTTCTCGGTTCAATTTAGGTTATGAAGTGAAAGCAATGGATTTCGCTCAAATGACAACTCCACTATTCGGATCAGAGCACGAATCAACCGACATCCAGGAAGATGCTGTTGATTTTGTAGTCCCATCTGAAGAAGATACCAGAGCGATTTTTGCTCAAAACGGAGATATATGGCTTCTTGGAAACAATCGTCTGATGTGTGGTGACTGTCGCTCTAAAACAGATGTCATCGCGTTGATGGATGGCCAACATGCAGATCTGATTGTCACAGATCCACCCTATAACGTCGCTTATGAAGGTGGTACCGAGGAAGAACTCACGATTCAGAATGATTCGATGGAGAATGACCTGTTCGCTACCTTTCTAAAGCAAGTTTTTTCTGTTATGTTTTCCATTTTGAAACCAGGTGGGTCTTATTATGTTTTCCATGCCGATAGCGAAGGTGAGAACTTTCGGAGCTCTCTCCGGAAAGCTGGGTTCAAAATAGCGCAATGCTGCATCTGGGTAAAGAACTCTATGGTCATGGGGCGGCAGGACTACCAATGGCAGCATGAACCCTGTCTCTATGGTTGGAAACCTGGTTCAGCCCACTATTGGAACTCCGACCGTAAACAGACTACTGTTTGGAACTTTGATAAGCCACAACGCAATGCGATACATCCGACAATGAAACCCATTGCTCTGATAGCCTATCCTATCTGCAATTCAACCGTATCAGGTCAGATCGTTGCAGACTTCTTTTCAGGATCCGGTTCAACTCTGATGGCTTGTCAGCAAACCGACCGTATATGTCGCGCGATGGAGATCGATCCTCGATACGTTTCTGGTACAGTTCTTAGGTACCGTGCAATGTTTCCGGAACAACCCATTCGCTTGATTCGTGATGATGTTTTAGTAAGTATTGAGGACACTTTAAAATTAATATGTAATGGAGCATGCAACTCTTTTTAGTGGAATTGGTGCACCTGAATTGGCTGCATATTGGTTAGGCTGGAATAATTCATTTCATTGTGAAATAAATCCCTTTTGCCAGCAAGTTATTAAATATTGGTTCAATAAATCAGAATGTTATGAAGATATCACAAAAACAGATTTTAAAAAATGGAGAGGAAAAATTGATGTGCTTACCGGAGGATTCCCTTGTCAGCCGTTTAGTGTTGCAGGAAGAAGAAAAGGAGCGGAAGATAACCGCTACCTCTGGCCGGAGTTTAAACGTGTTATACGGGAAGTCCAACCACGTTGGATTGTTGGTGAAAATGTTGTTGGGATCATCTCAATGGTACAGCCCATCAAAGAGATTGACTTGGAAGTATCGCAATTTGAACAGCCGTCGTCTGGTACGACAAGTCTGTATGAGCAAGAATTCGTTATTGAAACAATCTGCAGCGATCTTGAAAGTGAAGGATATACCGTCCAACCGATTGTTATACCAGCTTGTGCCATCGGTGCGCCCCATCGAAGAGACCGTGTTTGGTTCGTTGCCCATCGGAACAGTATCAGATTTCAAAAAGTGCAGACTAAACGACGAGAAACAGAAACAGTTGAAGACAAATTATCAGATGCTTCCAACTCCGCAAGCTGCAGACAGTTCAATTGGTGCAGTGATTGGACGCAACGATCATTTTGTTTTAACAAGGAATGGAACACTACGGAAAGTCAATCAAAATGGTCAGAGTGGCAGTGTAGGGCTTGCAAGGATGTTCAACCTGATGTGTACTCCAACAGCGACAGATTGGAAGGGGGGATCTCAAAGAAGGCAAAAGAAATTCCAATATTCGAGTTTGAGAAACGAAGTGCATGCGGATTATGGTACTGGAAAGACTTCCCAACTCAATCCCCTGTTTGTGGAAGAGATGATGGGATTTCCGACAGGCTGGATTTTGAGACCGTTTTTAAAGGAGTCAGCTATACCAAAAGAAGCTCAACATATAATAGATGGAGAACCGAGGCTATAAAAGCTTATGGAAATGCAATGGTACCTCAAGTGATTTATCAGATTTATAAATATATAAATGATATTGAAAGCCGATCCTATGAAAGATGATCTGACACCCGCTTCTGACGTTGATAAAGCCATTCTGATTGGTGACGAATATATATCCCAAGTGCGCACGTTTGGCGCACTTGGATACTCTGCAGATCGCATCTGTAACCTTCTGGGTTTACGTGGGAGTGAGAAGACTGCTCTTTGTATCCGGATCTCTTTGCCGGGAGATGTCTACAACGATGCTTACAGTAATGGACGTGCCCTGGGTGAATACAATATCGATGCAGAACTTGCCAAACGAGCTGAAGCAGGAGAGATTGATGCTATTACCACCTTGGAAACCCGTAAAAATGAACGTATAGAACTTGAACTTCGAAAGAATTTATTCGGCGTATGACACAACTTGACATACTTGATAAGATACATCCAGACATGATATCAGCTTTCCTGGTTTCAGGAAAAAGCGATGGCATACCGGCTGATGTGCAGTTCTTCCTCAAGCAACTGCAATGGGCTGCTGAAATATACGAATACGAACGGAACATTACCCGTGCTGCCAAATTGCTAAAGCAGCGTATTAATGCCTTACAGCATCTTAATCTTGATGAACGTACCTGTAAAGCACGTATATATGCTGCCATCAACTACTTTTCGATTGATAATAATGTATCCATCAAAGTATGGGAGTCAAACTACGCGGATAAATACGAGGACTTGGCTAAACTCTCCGCTGTTCGTGGTGATTACAAAACACAGAAACAGTGCTATGATGCTGCAGCCGAGTGTCGTCGTCGGGCATCGGAGATTGCTGAAGCTGATCGTGATCTTGGTGTTGTATTCTTGATTTCTCCGGATATTACTCCGGAGGAACTCGGATATTCTAAGAAGTCATTGAAAGAGATCGCGTCCAAGCATAACGCGGGTTTCTACTTGAACTTGATTGATAAGCTTCCCATTGAGAAAGAAGAGAAAAAACGCCTCTTACGTGATGCTGACATTCAAGAGGCTGAGTTTGAAGAAGTAAACGAAGAATAGTCATGTCGATAGAACTTTATTCCCAATCTCAAACGAAGCTTTCTGCAGGCTGTGATACCTTCGATGCCACTACCTGTTTTGAAAGTTATTACATGAACTCCATGCAGATTCAGGTGAATGTCCTGGATCCTAACAATATCTTTGTTGAAGGTGCCCGTGCTGTCGGTAAAACCGAAGGAGTAATGGGACCGCGTATTATCCGGGTAGCAAACGATATGCCTGGAGAACTTTCATTCCTGGTACACAAAACTTACATTGCCCTCATGACCAATGTATGGCCCAATATCCAAGCGTACTTTTCCCGCCCTGTCACCGTTGCCGGTCGCGTTCGTCCGATGTTGGAATATGGTATAGACTATGTGGTGGGAGAGACTAAAATACCCTCTCACTTTCGTCATCCACGTTACCCCATTGCTTACCCCAAACATAGTATCTTGTTTCGTGATGGTCATCATTTACAAATGGTGAGTTCTGATCAGCCGGAGTCAGTTGCTGGCCGTTCAGGTGTGCATGCTTTCATCGAAGAGATGAAGCACAACAAGGGTGAGAAGTTAAAGACGCGACTTTTTCCGTCACTTCGCGGATCTTCTGCCGAGATCCGTATGTCGCAATATTATCAGGGGGTAACAGGTGTTTCCGATACAGCTCGTGTGGATCTGGGCGAAGATGACTGGTTCGAAGAATATGAAAACAATATTGACCGGACACTTCTTGAGGAAATAGCTACAGTTTCTCTACATGTTAATGCAGCTATGTACAAGCGTTACAAGTTGTTTGCACAACAGAAACAAACTACGAATCCGGTTATACTCGAAACTATTCGTCTCGAACTTCAGAAAGTAGAGCGAACTCTTGCCTTATGGAAACCTCGTCTTGCTGATATGCGTCGCAATGCTACATTGTATGTGCGTGCCAGTTCTTTTTGTAACAAAGATATATTAGGACCCAAATTCTTTAAAACTCAGCTTGATACGCTTGATATTGATGAATTTCTTACTTCTATCTGTGCTATTCGACATAAAGAAGTTGTAAATAAATTCTTCGCTAATTATAAAAAAGAGTTTCACCAATTTTCAGACAGTTATATTTATGAGTCTATCTTGAAGCTCGACCTCCGGGAACACTTTATTCTAACAGCCCGTTATTTGAAGCATTATAATAAGCGTGATGAACTATTTGTTGGTTATGATCCCGGACACTTCTCCAGCCTGGTTGTTGGCCAGGAGAAAGACTATGGTTCAGAACTCAGGATACTGAAGGAGTTCTTTTGTTACTATCCGGATGAACAGCCTGAACTTGCCCGTCAGTTCTACGAGTTCTTTGGTCAGGATGCTGTCAATAAACATATCATTCTATATCCGGACCGTGCCGGCAACAAGAAGAAAGAGGATCTGGAAAAGATAACCACCGACTCCCGCATTCTCAAGCGAGAGTTGGAGTCTTACGGCTTTACTGTTGAGTTGATGAACGAAGGCCAGGCGACAGTTTACCACTGGCAACAGTTCAAGCTCTTGCTTCTTGTCTTTGGCAATCGCAGTAACGCATTACCCCGCGTTCTTATCGACGAAAACGAGTGCAAAAATTTATGTAGTGCTATTATGTTATCTCCTCTTAAAAAAACAGATGGCCGTATTGAATTGGACAAAAACTCAGAAGTAAAAGTACCTCTTAAACTTCAAGCCGGGCTTACAACACAGATACCAAGTGCACTTATTTACTTGCTTTTTGGACGTTACGGTGACCGTGTTCAAGGTGAATTATCATCAATCCCGACAGATTTACCGGATAATTTCTCTATAAAGTAGTCTTTAATTTTATGAAAAGTTTGTCTTTATATATAATAATAGCCCTGTTTGACATCGAGAAATATGCTAATCTATTGAAACCTAATCTAATCACGTTTCAAAAGTTTATTTCTTTGTTTTCGTCAGACTCCTATCTCCACGCCCCGCTGATAATTCGATGTGAGGTGCATCTCTCTTCTTTTTACGGGAAATATGAGGGAATGCCTCTTTCGGTCCTTTTGGAGGTGTTCTCAAACAAGTATTTTCGAGCATGGAAACTACAATGACAGGACCGCATGCACTGCAATGGGCAAAAGAGATATCGAAACTTCCTGATGGATGTTTCACTATTGCATTCTTTCCTTACTCAAGACAAAAGGGAGAGGCATCTGCTAAGCTAACCATCCGGGAGGGGTGTAAGTTCCGGACTCAGTTGCCACATGAAAGGTTTAGTATCGATGGCGAGAACTTGTTCCTCTTCAGTGATGCTGGTGGAGAACCAAAGATGTGCTATAGGATCCTGATTAGATACATGGGTTTTCCACAGGACAATTTTAAACTTCATAAAATCGATTGGTTATGAGTGACGTGAAGATGCTGGGTGACTATGGTTGCTACATCGATGAAAGTAATGTGATATCGTTCCAAGTTGGTGATAATCCTCGTATAGGAATGGATGATCCTGGTTTTTCAGTGGAAGATTACAATTCGTTCCCTGATTTACAATGGCAGACGATTAATGGTTATCAAGTGTGTAGTCGTGGACACAATAACATGAAGTGTGAAGAGGTCGCTGCAGATCTTAAAAAGAACCGGTTGTTACCTCGCTTAATTACTAAGCAGATGAATATGCTGTATGGAAAGGGACCGGCAGTGTATAAAACAGTATTTGCTGATGGCAAATTTAAGCGCGAATGGGTTGAGTGTCCGGAAATAATGAATTGGCTGGATTGTTGGAAGGATCGTGGACTTGAAAGTGACTATAAAGAAGTTGCAAAAGCTATTATTAAAGACTTCTATTATTTTCGTGACTACTTTGTGAAGTGGAGATTCTCAGTCGGTAGAAAATTTGGGGCACTACCTGTTGCTGGTATCGAGACGATGGAGAACAGGCAATGTAGACTGGCCACAACCAAAAAAGATGTTGCTACTGATCTGGTATACTATCGTGACTTTCGCTTCATTGCTGTCGGGCGTTGGAATTATGGAATATCCAATTTTAAGATTTATCCGAAATTTAATTTGGCTGATGTAGATAACTATAAGTATGCAGCCATTTCGCATCACCGGGAAAAATCAGTAGACGAGTTTTATGGTGTTAATGAGACGCACGAAGGTACCAAAGAATATATTAGAGGGTCTAATGCAACTGCACGATATATTAACTCCTTTTTACGTAATAGCTTGGCAGCAAAGATACATATCATTATTCCTAATGCATGGATCAATGCGAAACGTACTCAAATTCAGAAGCTCTGTGATGAGAATAAAAAACGGAATAAAGACGGGGTGAAACTATATGTGTTTAATGGAATCGATATAGGTATTGAATTTAAAGAGTCTACACTGATTAAATATATCCAGTCCGAACTCCGTAAAATTTCACAATATCTTTCCGGAGCCGATAACCAAGGGAAGGCTTATGCAACAATCAGTTTTAAAAGTAGCGGTACTGATGAAGAACGCTGGAAAATCGAAACTGTAGACCTGAAGTACAAGGAATATATTGAATCGCTTATTACTTATGATAAGCGTGCTGATGAAGTGTTGCTATCGAGTGTGGGTCTCGACTCTTCTATTTCCAGTGTTGGGAAGGATGGTGTGATATCCAAGTCCGGATCGGATGCATATTATAATTATCTGATTTATCTGATGTCTCTTACTCCGGACGAAGAAATCTGTTGTGAACCTTTTAATTGGGCTATTCAAATAAACTTTCCTTTATTGTATAAAAAAGGGTATAGAATTGGTTTCTACCGGGAAATTCCAAGTCGCCAGGAAGAAGTTAAACCGAACGAACGATTAAATCAGCAAGAGTCATGATTATATTAGAAGAGTTATTTAAAAATTTGACAGAATTTCGCCAGTATGCACCTTATTCTGAAACGAATATCGAATTTAAGGACCTCAATAGCTCAGCATCGTCCGCCCGAAAGCAGATATGCATTATTATTTCTAAAAAGGTTTATGATATAATCGTTAAGAGGGAAGGAGAGATACATGATGCTTTACTGACTGCAATGGCCAACTTAACGTTGGCAAAACAGTTGGTATTTGACGTTGTTAAGCAGCGCAAATCCGATATTGACATATACAAGTATGAAATGGAAGCGATGCGTCGGTCCTATATTGAAAACTATTTTAGCGGCATGGATACTTTGATTCAGCTACTTGATCAGGAAAAATTGGAAGAGTGGAGTGGATCCCGCTATTGTAGACTGCTTTCTTCTCTTCAGATACAGACTGCAGAGGACTTTGATTTTCTTTATTCAATTGATCTTTCCTATCTCTTTTTCTTCCGGATTATCCCACTCCAGAAAGAAGTACTTGACGAAGTTATGACCGGTTACTTCGAGCGTGTAGGTGATAATCAAGAGATAAAAGGCTTGCTGTTACATGCGCTTGCAAAGGCTACAGTTGCTCTTGCATTGCGTCGATTGGATATCCTTGAGTTTCCGGCAACAATACGTAATCTTTTTGATGATTCTAAAACTAACCGATCCGGAAAAGACGAACAGGAGCGTATGCTTATGCTTGCCAGTCAGTTAACCGACGAGGTACAGTCTTTATTGAGAAGTGTCGATCTCGTTTTATCTAATAATGATTCGGGGATAGTGGATACAGAAACTTCTTTTAATTCTCCGGATGATATAATCATAATGATGCCATGAAAGATACTATTGAATTTATGCTCCATGGGGATACCTATTTTATTCCTAATTCATGGGACCTCCTCACTCCGTTTTTATATTCCAGTCTTATACAAGATTTTAATCGGATGATCAAAGGTGAACTTTCTCCGGCCATGGTGAGAGTGAACTATGTATGTAATGTCATGGGCTGGAAACCAAAGAAGATCAAAGACGAAGACTCTTTTCAGAATCTGGCTTTTCTTGCAGAGCAAGTGACATTCCCGTTCATCATCTTATATCCGGATAATGATTTGGCTCTAAAAGATATGGACCCTGAAACCAGGAAACTTTGCAAGAAAACTCCTCCTGAGCGACTGACCAGTCTTCCCATCGCACGTTATCTCTCACGTTTGGATTATAAATTTGCTTTAGATAGTTGCTTTTGCAAACAACTTGTACCGGAGGTTATTGTGAATGACGAAATTTATCCTGCATATTCCATTGATACAAGTTTCAATGTTTTGACCTGTTCATTAACTGCGTTGCAATATATAGAGGCTCGTGCTTTAATGGGAAAGTCTGTAGATATGCTTCCACTTTTGGCTGCCATCTTATATTATCCAGGTACTTATTCTTCGGCAGGTGCTCATCGGTTAGCTTCAGAATTTGCCAACTTGACAGAATATGAACTTCAGGCAATAGTTTTTAATTTCCAGGCTTTTAATAATTATCTGTTTTCTCAAACAGAGTTTCGATTACTCACAGCATCGAAAGAAGGTAAGAATAGTACTATTAGTACCGGGGCTCTTGAATCTCTTTATAACTTGAGCAATGATGGACTTGGGGATATTACAGTCATCGAGCAGATGAACGTTATCAAGTACCTGACTATTCTCCGAAAGAAGATTATTGAAACTGTCCGTAGCATGAGTTCTATGAAAATGGAGAAAGTTGATATTGAGAAAGAAACAGGATTGCCTATTCACATCATTAACCAGATATTATGATACTTGATTTATTCTCTTATTTCGCAAAGTTCCCCTCTAAATCAGGGGTACTTTCTATCTTTAACAATGGTAGTAGTACTTATGCTCAATATTCTGAACTGCACAATGTAATTGTGAACCTTCCAGCACCTTTAGTTCCTGCGATTCAATCATATGTTTTTGGACAATCATTTGAATCAGTCAAAGCACGTATCGATAACTTAACAGGTACCTATCTTTTTGTCGATTACGGTGAGTTTTCTTCCAAGAGCGATTACCGGAATTCTATCGAAGATTCTCAAAAGTTGGCGGCTACTGTTGCAATGAAGATATCGGATACTTCGGATCTTGTTGAAGAAGCTATTGCCTCGGATATCTGTTTAGAGCTTCTTACCACTTTACGTACGTATTTTCTTTACGATGCAGAAAGTGGAAATATATCTTGGCTTAATCGCTCGACTATAAAGAATCACGATATTATTCCTTTTGTAGCGAAAGAATTGAAGTCAATTGGATGGACTATGATTTTCGAGACCAATGCTTCCGATCTGTTTAATGTCAAAAGGCGAGCTATGGTTTCTGATATTAAACAGTAATCGTAAATGTGTCAAAAAGAAAATTGTGGACAATCTTATCTCTTTTTAGCTCAAGCTAAATAAAGCTAACTTGCTGATAATGAGCGAGTAATTACTACGCTATTCGGACTTATAGTGTTATCTTAGCTGTATAATAATAAAGGAGCTAAAATATTATGAACGAGCAAATTAATAACATTCTTAACCAGCAAATAACGAAGACAGGTAAAATACAGCAACTTCTTCTTTTAGGACTAACTCGCCGCCAGGTCGCTGATCTTGTGACAAACGGAAATTACGGTTTCGTACAGAACGTATATAAGCGCATGCTTGAAACCGGAGCCTTCCAACCCACTGCCAATAATAACAACACCTTTCCCGAAATAGACTACACTTTCAACCGCCGTTTTGGTGTTGAAATAGAAGCATACAACTGCACTCGCGAACGCCTTGCTCAAGAACTTAGGGAAGCCGGGATAAACGTAGCTGTTGAAGGATATAACCACGATACCCGTAACCACTGGAAACTGGTAACTGACAGCAGCCTTTCCGGTTCAAATACTTTTGAACTTGTTAGCCCGATTCTCGAAGGAGAAGCTGGTCTTAAAGAGCTTGAAAAGGTATGTTGGGTACTTGATTATTGCGATGTAAAAGTAAACGACTCCTGCGGCCTTCATATCCATATGGATGCCGCCAACTTCACTCTCAATACATGGAAGAACCTCATACTTACTTATCGGAGAGCAGAACGTGTGATTGACGCTTTTATGCCGGCATCGCGCCGGAACAACCCTTACTGTAGAGGAATACAATCCATAACAGAAAGCAGAATTCAAGAAGCCGCAAGCCTTAACGATTTGCGTATGGCTTTCGGGGGCGACCGCTACCATAAACTTAACCTTGAATCTTACTCCCGCCATCGAACGGTTGAGTTCCGCCAACATTCAGGCACAACGAATTTTACGAAAATGGAAAATTGGATACGCTTTATCGCCAATATGATTACCTTTGCGCAACAGACCAATATCACTACCGGAACAGCTTTGGTAAACTTGCCGTTCCTGACTGCCGATCAGAAAACATATTTTAAACTTAGAACAAAAAAACTTAGTAGATAATGAATAAGACCTACACATTGCAGGACGGCGGTACAATTACCGCCACCTGCGCCACCGATTTTATTGCGAAACTCCGTCAGAGCAGTCATTTCGATTCAGAATGTACCGACCAGGAATATATGTATCGTTTTGCTGATCGTTTTCATGACCAAACCGGTATTGTTATCCGTGCCGATTCTCCGGAACATTTCTTCTCCGATTTGTTAAAGACGAAATTTATTTCAGAAAAAGAATAAAATAAACTTCTAAAAATTTGCATAATAACCAAAAGGTTATTATATTTGCATTGTCATTAAGAATCGCGATCTTTGTATGACTGAAGAAGAAGAGCTAAAGGCTCGGATTGAAGCTGCGGAGAAAGACCTTAGCTTCTTTTCCCTCTATTCCGATCAAGTTCTTGCAGAAGGATTTGCAACGAAAGAGGAGCTTGAAGATGGTATCAATGAAACCTTAGATGACTTAATTGATGCAAAGAACAAGCTGAATGAAAAAAAGTAGCCCTTCCCCCTTCGGGGGGGCTACTTCATTTTACTCATTGTAAAATAATAACTTATGGATGTACAAAAGGAATTAGAAAAATGGAAGGCTGAATTTCTTGCTGCAAAAACGCCAGAAGAGCAAACCGACCACAGGAAACGTTTTAATGCATTTCTCCAGTCTCTTTCTCCGGAGGATAAAAAAGCTTTTGCTATTGCTTTTGGAGAAGGTGCGAGAAAATCTATAGGTCAAGCCGAGGAAGTGATCAAGGCTGTTGAAATAAGAAAGAAGCTTGATCGGGTTTTAGATTTTGCTTCGATGTCATATATTGCAAAACATTACTTTGGAAAAACCCGTCATTGGCTTTATCAGCGTATCAATGGAAATCTGGTAAACGGTAAGCCAGTTGATTTCACTCCCGAAGAATTAAATACACTATCTGTTGCTCTTTCCGAGTTGGGCGACATTATGAAAGATACTTCTCGGTCTATCGCGAGGCCGTAAGTCTTGATGACAATGTGAGAGGGCTTCCACATATGTGGAAGCCTTTTTATTGTTCGTTATCATCCCATTTCTCGACAAGTTGCTGTGAGTCGCCAATACGTATATTTTTATCTTGCAAATCTTGCAATAAATAATAATCCTTATTATCATCATTAACATGCAATGTCTCAAATATATCTTGATTATTTTGAATTAGTTCTTGAACTTCGTGTAAGTCAAAGTGTCTGGCTATATTGTTTGCACTGGTAAGAAAAGATTGAAGTCTCTCAACTTCATCTTTATAAGTGCATAGTCTATCTAAGCTATTAATAACATCCTTTACAAATGCTCTTCGTTTTTCTCTATTTTTAAAAGCATTTTGGATTTCAGTCTTTAATCTATACTGTTGTTTTTGATTGCCTTTCATTGTTATGGTCATCTCAGAATCTGATGCTAAAGGTATTTCGATCTCAGCTCCAGCATATCTATCTTTATTCATCTTTTTATGTACATGAATACCTGATTTAAATTCGATTGGAGCGCCATCGCCGCGTTTATGATTATCAATTCTTATTGTTTGCCCATTTATGAGAGCTTGTATTTTTTTACTCATGATGTTATATTTAGGTTTACTTCACAAAAGTATTTAAAAAGTGGATATTTGAAATTTGTTAGATTCATTTTTGTATTGCTGTTATATATTTATTTGATTTTTTAGTGTAAAAATTATACTGTATTTTTATTTGTAACTATCTTTGAGGACACATATTAATAATTTAATTCTTATGATTATGGTTTTAGAAATTATCTCATTGATACTAAGTATCATTCTTTTGATTTGCTTTTTTGTCTTGTGTATTAATGTTTCAGCGATAAAAAAGAGTGTGAGTGTACCTGAAATTTGGCAGGCATCATTCAATTTTTATTATAGTACGGGACAGTTGGAGAGAGCAAAAGATGTCGTTATGAAAGCTGTGATGCAAGATTCTGATTTTGCTAAGGCATTTTATTTGAATACTCAAGATAGAACGGAAGCACAGAAGAGAATCGAGACACGCTACAATGGTTTTCTCAATTTGGTTAATTTGACTATTGACTTTGAGAAAGCGAATGAGTTTATTTCAAAGTTTTAATTACATTCAGAGTTAAAAAAACTCTGTATTTCTTTGCCTGTTCAAATATTATCTCCATATTTGCAGTGCTAAAACAATTACGAATTTTCGTGCCGTTGAGCTCGGTTAATGCTCATGATATTTGATGGGCTTTTTTTGTGCCCTAACTATTGATATAGGCGGTTGCCTTTCCCATTACATTTTTGCTCAACGAGCGGAATCTGTGATTGTTTTAGCGAACTCGGGAAATGGCAACCGTTCTTTTTTAGAAAATTGCCTAAAATGCTAAAACAATCACAGTTATGAAAAAACAAATCCAATCCGGACAAGTTCCGGTCAGTAAGCTTCAAGGCTTTTTTTCAGAGTTATCTTCTATGCTTGGGTCCGGTGAATCATTCTACGTCCGTCGCTCCGATGACGGTACTACTTCCATCCGACTTGCTCGTGGGCAGTATCTAACTATTTCTATGCAGAAGGGAGGTAAGTGATGGTTAATATTGATGGAGCAGTTATTACTTCCGAAGCTATTGCTACTATTAAATTTCTTCAGCAGGAAGATTATGTTGATCAAACTCTAAATCAAATTAATGAGATCATAGATATCGTTGTAGATGAAAATATTCCGGCTGTTTTAGAATCAGATAAGGATTGTCTACGTATCGTGCGTAATCTTCGTTATCTTGCACAACATATATCATCTTTTAAAAATCCTGTTACTCATGAATGACCAAGAACCTAAAATTACTGATATTAGTATTTATATTGCCGGTTTGCAAGCAACGTTCCGTCCGGCTCAAGATGCTCGTCATACTACTCATTGGTTTTCTACCGATGAAGTATATTCTGCCATCAAACGTTTAGATCCGGCAGCTGCCATTACGAAAGAGCAGCTCTTTAAAGCTATGACCGATGCTGGTTTTAAGTTTCAAAATCGTCTTGGTGCATCTGGATGCGATTTCCGCTGGATGCTTCAGGTACGTAATCCAAAATAAGTAGTTTGGGAACTACCATTAATTTAATTGTTATACAAAAGATAGGCCGGTAGTTCCCGGCTTTTTTTATGTCCTTTCTTTTTCATTATCGCCTTATTACATTCGCTGAAAATAAGTTTAGCGAATCATGATCACAGAAGATTTAATCAGAAAAAGGTTTGTCCACGACACTATTTCACAGGGCATTAATCAAATCTATCAGATTCAGGAAGGTGTAGTTAGCGCTTATTTGCATACAAGGTCTGGCAACTTATTGACACATCTGCAGCGACGTCCGTTTTCTTCTCATGTTTCGGACACTAAAGCAGAGTATTTTATGCGTATTTTCCCTTATCTGCGATACTTGGACATCTCTTATAGAAAGAGTAATGATCGCATCTCCCGTCATATCCGTAGTAATCTTGCTCTCTATAATAGAACGGTTTGGGGAGTTCTCTATCGTGAAACCTTTCCGGAGCTTCGATATGGTTTCAATGATGAGATTCGGAATTCCATCCGTAAAGAACTCGAGCAGGCACTTCAGTACATATCTTCAAATAGTTAAACCATGTCAAAGAAACATTTATCCGAAGACGAGATCAGATACATAGTATCAGCTGAGACAGGAAAAGCTCAACAGGAAATTCATGCTCTTACGAAAGAAACAAAGGATCTGAAGAAAGAAGAGCGTGAACGCCGTAAAACAATGATTGATCTCGAATCTCAAGGAAAAAAGAATTCAAAAGCGTATCAGAATCTTGAAAAAGAAATTAAAGAGTATTCTAAACGCATCACAGAGAATAACAAAAAACTTTCGGAGCTTACCAATAAACTCGATATAAATGCCATGTCAGCCAATCAGCTCAAGAAGATGGCGAAGACACTTGCTGCTCAACTCGACAACATGGCCCAGTCAGCTCATCCCGAAGAATATGCAAAGTTAGATAAGCGTTTACGTGATGTACGTTCTCGCATGACTGAACTAAGAAGTGCCGGTCAAAATGTTCGTCAGGAATTCGATTTAACACAATCGGCACTTTCAAAATTAAAAGCCATTGCTGTTGCATTTATCACTGTCAAGTTAGCCGGTTATTTGAAAGATATCACGTCAAGCGCATATACTACTCGAAAAGAGTTTGCTAAATACGAAGCGGTTCTTCGTAATACTTTTCAGTCTCAGGAGAAAGCTACACAAGCAATGAAAATGCTCCAGCAATTAGCTGCTGATACTCCTGGATCCCTGAAAGAGTGGACAGAAGCTTTCATAAAGTTAGTCAATCGGGGAATAAAACCGACCTCATCTGAACTCACCAATATGGGTGATCTTGCTGCTTCTCAAGGAAAAAGCATTGATCAATTCATAGAGGCGGTACTTGACGCTATGTCCGGTGAGAATGAACGTCTCAAAGAATTCGGTATTAAAGCTAATAAAAATGGTGATACAGTGAAGTACACTTTCCGAGGTGTCACTACTGAAGTTCAAAACTCTGACGAAGCTATTAAAAACTATCTATTGTCTCTCGGTCAGCTTGAAGGAGTGGCCGGCTCTATGGCTGTCCAAATGAAAGAGCTTGAAGGAGTGGAGTCTAATTTTGGAGATACCATAGACAATATGTGGAATAAGATCGGAAAACGTATGGAACCATTCTTTAAGAAAATGTATTCTTGGGCATCCTCTTTCGTTTCAGATATCACCAAGGCGGTCGAACCTTTATCCGATACTTTCGACGATCAATTAGAGAAAGTGGTTAAGCTTGAAACGACTCTTCCAGGCATGACTAAACGCTATGAAGAGCTTGCAGGTAAGCTCAATCGTAATGCCGACGAACAGAAAGAACTTAATACTCTAATAGCAAATCTCTCTTCCATAGTTCCTTCTGCTGTATCCGAATGGGATCAGTATGGAAATGTAATCTCCCTCAATACAAGTAAGATACATGATTACCTCAATGCGGAAAAAGCCCGGTTAAACTACGTTCATCGTGAGGAAATTAAGAACCTTAAGGAGAAACAAGAAAATGCAAAAAAAGAAATAGAATTACTTGCCGCACAAAATGAAAGAGGAAAAGTTTGGGCTGGTGGCACAGGGTATGGTAATACTAAGGATCAAGGGATGCGTGCAATAACCGATGCTGAACGTGCTAAAAATACTGAACGAATAAATCAGTTGAAGGAGGATCTCGCTGGTATTGATGCCCAGTTAGATAAAATTTCAGGCTCCGGAATTGAAAAGATTGTGCAGGACCGTATAAAATCACAGAAAGATATGACGGCAGCCCAGGAACGTTTCAATAATATGAATAAGTCCATGCTTTCCGCCTGGCTCAAGGACGAAAAGAATGCTGCTGATCAATACCGTGAGATAGCTGAAGAAATCTATAAAAGTCGGTTTCCCGATAAACCGGCAGATCCGAAAGCTGCACAAAAAGCTCAAGCTGCTTTCGAAAAAGAAAAGAAAGCCGTCCTCGATACTGAGAAGGCTGCTATTCAGTCCATGGAGGCTCTTCGCGAAGAAGATTTGCAAAATCAGCAGAAGTGGTACAACACTTCGGTCTCAGCATTAAATGCCGATCTTTCTGAGAAGTTAATCACTAAGGAGCAGCATGAGCTTCTCATGATCGAACTCGACAAGCAGAATGCAGAGAACCGCCTGAAGATAGAACAGGCATACTATCAGGATGCCCAGTCGCTTGAATTGAAAAACGCTGATCTTAAAGAAGATCTTGTCCGTAAATCCAATCAACGTGTACTTGATTCCGAAAAATCGGTTAACGCTGCCCGTGCTGTGGAACAGGCTAAGCTAAACGATCTAATTAAAGATTTTAAATCGCAGTTCAAAGTCACTACGGTAGAAGAGGATTTTCAGGCACAAATGTCGGTACTCGAGGCTGCCTATCAGGCTCGAAAGGAAATGGCTGAGAAGAACAATCTCGATACCACTGAACTTGATAGAGCCTATTATGCAGCCAAAGAACAACTTGAAGCGGATCATCAGTCCAAGATACTTGCTATCCGCAATCAGTATGGACTTTCCACTCAACAGGAACGTTTTGATGCCGAATTGTTACAACTGAAGACAGCGCGTGATCAGCAGCTACTCACCGAAGAAGAATACGAGCAAGCCGTTCAGAATCTGAAGCGTGATTCCTACAAAAAACAATTCGATTACTATTCCGGGCTTTTTTCCGGTGCTGTTCAGGCACTTCAACAAGCCGAGATGGATAATGTTGATGCCCAATATGATGCGGAAATAGAGGCGGCAAAAGGTAATGCTGAAGAAGTTGAACGCTTAGAAAATGAAAAGGCACAAGCAAAACTGGAGATAGAAAAAAAATATGCAGATGTAAAATTTGCTATTAAGGCTTCACAAATTGTGGCTGATACGGCCATGGCGATTATTGAAACTCATGCCAGTTTAGGGGGATGGACACCTTGGGCTATTGCCGCCGCTGCTCTTATGGGGATTACTGGTGCTGCTCAGCTTGCCAGTGCTAATGCCGAACGGCAGAAGGTCAAGAATATGACTCTCTCTGGAAGTTCTTCTTCCAAAAGTGGTACTCGTGTTGCCACTGGCCGTGAGTCCGGAGGAAAGATCGATGTCAGACGTGCCCAGGATGGTAAGTTTTTTCCCAATACCGATTATGATCCTGATGCTCGTGGCTTTATTGACCATCCCACTGTCATTGTAGGCGAAGGTCCTGCCGGCCAGTCAAAAGAATGGGTGGCTTCCAATGCTGCAGTCGAAAATCCTACCGTAGCTCCAATTCTTGATTTGTTGGATAAGGCACAGCAGGCTGGTACTATTCGGACGTTGGATTTAAACCAAGCTATTCGCGCTCGTATGGCTGGTTTTTCTGCCGGAGGGACTATTGATGTACCTGTAGTTACTGGAATACCTAATTCAAGTCCGGGCATGGCTACTGTATTACCGCCCGAACTTATGAGAAAACTTGCCAAGGCCATTATTAATATTGACGAATACGGCGTTTCTTCCTCTGTTTCTCTCACTGAGTTTGAGGCAAAACAAAAGTTACGTGCACGTTCCCGTGCAATAGGATCTAAATAATATGTATAAGCATGAAAATTGTTAATCTAAATTCTGGGTTACCATATCACCTTAATCCCGATACACAACTTGAAGTCGAGCGAACCAATTTGTTTTTCAATGAATGGGGGGAACAAACTTTGCCTATTGATCTTCCGGATACAGACCACAATCGTCGTATTCTTGAGTATCCCGATCTTTTGAGTTCTCTAAAGAAGCCATCTACTCGCATTCCTGTCACTATTCAAGATGGAGAATATTTCATGTCTTGCCGGCAAGCCATCCTTGGCGCTCAGAGACGCAACAACATTTCTACATCATTCTATATGAACGAAGGCTCTTTCCTTTCACGCCTGTCAGATGTTTCGTTGGCCGATATCTTTGGTGAGGAAACTATACCTGGTATTACTTCTGTAGAACAGGGTATTGAATTTTGTCGCTCCCTGGTTTCAGGTTCTAATCCACATTATGCTATTTTCCCTGTATTAATAGATTCCGAAGAAACCTATAGTAATGGATATCCCAAATACAAGTACATTAATCGTTGGGGATATGTCGATCAATGGGGGCAGTTTCGTGACTCTCTTCAGACAGGTAAGAATGTTGATTTCTATAACTCCGTAGTACGCTCAGAAACGATCAATGGTGAAACTATAACACTTAATCCCGGATTCTATATTACTCCTTTTATCAGAGGAAATTATTTGTTAACTCGTATTTTTAGTTATTTTGGATACACCATGTCCCCGAATTTCTTTACTCGTACAGTTCCTTTTCCCGACTTGGTGTTTGTGAATAATTGTGCCGACTCTTTAGTTAATGGTACCATTCGGGTTTTAGATTTATTGCCGGATAGTATGTGTACCACCATCCTTGAAGTTTATCGAAAAAAATTCTGCTGTGAGTTTATTCCGGATGAAGTCAATCAAACTGTCGATATTCAGCTTTTCTCAGAAGTTTCACAGGCTGATCCTGTTTATGACTTGACTCCACATCTCACTTCATTTCCTAAGATTGATATTCCTGAGCATTATCAGCAATTAATATTATCTTCCGAAGAACAAGTTTCCGACAGTCAAAGCGTAGAGAATATTGACTCCCTTCCCTTTTTGTTTTCAAAATATCCAGGTACACTATTAGATTACTATGAGGGGTATTTTAGTCGGACAGGATATGTCATTTCCAGAAGATCTTCGGGCTCAGATTATTATTTGAAAGCAATTAAAGAGATTGTAGCAAATTCATCCATGAGGTATTATGATGGTGGAAGTCTGAAAACGAAGGAAATTGTTGTTCCTGATAAACAACTCGAGTTTCGTAGGGTATATTTATCCGATTTAAGAGCCATGGACGATACATACGAAGAGTATTTACTTTATATCGGTGCTCCCAATTTCCTGAATTCAAAGATTCTTTCTTATACATCAACAGAAGAAGATGTGACCGAAACAAATCGGTCTGACAATACGAATTTGAAACCAATGGTTGCTTTTTTCTATTCAGTGAGGAATAATCCTCGTGGGACAATATGTAACTATGGTAGAATTATGCAGAATGACGAAGGGTTTGTAAAAGGAGAGCGTCTTTTTGAATACACATTGTGCTATAATGGAGAAGATGGAATATTCGAGCGTTTCTATCGAAAGTACGACGATCTTCATCGTAATTCTTTGTTCGACGTTCAAGCTGATTTCCTTTTACCCGATTCTGTCAAACAGTCATTGCCGGCACATTTACCGGTTCTACTTAATGGACAGAAACTTTTTATAAATACTTTGTCTTATGTAATCGGGGGAAAACAACAACCGATTTCGACAAAATTGCTGACAACGAAATTATATGACCCGGTATCTTCAGCAAAACGAATTACCGAATATTTCCCTAAATACGACTTCGACTTCGATAATTGGTATATCTGGATATTAAAAAATTCATTGGTGGAAATTTCTAAATCTGAATATGATACCTCTCCCTATAAAGGAAAAGGCTTTGATGTCTTTTATCCTGATTATCCATCTGAAAAATATGCTGGTCAACAGATGTATAAACAGTACTACCTTTGGGAGTCAAACGGGCACTATTATCAACGTACATTCTGGTTGGAATCCGTTAAGTTCATGGATCAATAGTTTTTGTCCTTTGCATTCCTCCTTCTAACATCTATTTTCGTTTCATAATAATAGCTATAATATGACAATTCTTCAGCAACCAGATAGGTTATCTTTGAGTGGAAATATTAAAGATTTCCGTATTAGTGCATCTGATAAAATTTCCTTTATTCTTCAATTGGGGGATAACGAAGTCTTGGCACAAAGTTATGAACCTGGGCAAGATGGAATCATCACCATTAGTTTGAAGGATATTATTCATTCCTGGCTTTCTTTTGAACTTCGGGAAACGTCGCTCGTATATCAGCAAACGAATATCGTCCAATCTTTTACTGCAATTATCGATGGTAAAGAAGTAACTTTTCGAGTTTTAAGGGCAGGGGTTGATCGCTTGGCTGATACTGCAACGAATTTTCTGACTCATAATTTTCTGACCTGGCAACCGACTGTCAAGCCGGTTACTTATTACTCTCCGGAATTTCTGACTTATTATGCAACAATTGATTGTGTTGCAAAATTATGTGCATACTTTACTGATGAGTCGGGAACTGTCATTGCTCAAAAGGATATAGCTCTTGCCAATTTGGATGCAGGGAAAGCATACACTATTCCTTTACAATATGCCTCTGTTGTAGGAAAACTTAATAACGAGCTTCCTGGTTACTATGATGTTTGGATTGAAAATTCAGAAGGAAATCGGCTTACCTATGTACAACGATATTATGCTTCTGACATGTTATCTGAGCAAGAGCAATGGATTTTATTTGAAAATTCCATAGGAGGTGTGGATACTTTTCGGGCATACGGCTCTTGTGACTTTATCGGTGAGCATACTCACAATATTGCTGAGATTGAAGATGATTTCTTGGAATATCGTGTCGATACCGAACGTAAATTTCAAAAAAGCACAGGGCATCTCAATGATCAGGAACGTCGTTGGCTTCTTGACTTCTTTCCTTCTTTGGCAAAATATATCTATACAGGATCTTATCTTCGTTCTATTGTTGTAATCGATAGTAACGTTACTTATACAGATCGTGATCTTCCCAGCAATTATACTTTTACTTATAAATATGCTGATGCACGTCCTTTTCTTAATATTCCACGGGCTAATCCTTCCGGAGATCTGAATATTACGGTTCCTGATGTTGGTTCTTTTACAGTGCCCCCTCGGCTTGCTGAATTTCCTCGCCTTCCGCTTACCGAGGGGGCATTCTTTCCTGTACAGGATCCTTATTCTGAAAAATGGTGCACTACTACAGCTGGGTCTTTAAGTGACTTTATTGCCGAGCGTTTGGTTCATGATTACGGTGGTAGTGGTGGAATTGGACATCAGCATAATAATATTGATCTTCTGCAACTATTGTCATTTGCAGAAGAATACCTTCTTGTGTCTGGTCGAAAAATAAAGTCCGGATATGCTGATGAGACTTATACCTTTAGTAAGAATACCTCCGAAGAACTTATCACTTTCATAAAAGGCTTGATATCTCAAGGCTTGGTCACCGCAGAGGATGGTATTCAGTTGGGTAAGAGTTTTGCCGGCGGTATAACCGGACATGGCGGTCTTTTTACTGCAGGCGGACATGGTGAACTCAGATCCTTGCGTGTCAATGAATGGTTTGAAACCTCTGAATTCAGGTACAACTATGTGGACGTCACCACCGGTGAGAAGTGGTCTGCCCCGGGAGGCGGCATTATAGAGTCAGTTGTAATGGATACCGATCCGGAAGGGAATGAATTGAATACCGGTGTGGTGACCTTGAAACTGGAAGCCGGCCAGATTGGCGCGGTCGCTTTCGATGACTTGGCCATGGGCATGTACCATTTTGAGAGCGGTAATGCTACGGAGGATTACGATGACGGCAAGGGCAACCGCCGGTTCTCCGGGTTCACTACTGTGTTTTTCCGTATTACTGAGATTATAGAATCGGGACTCAACAGCAAATTCCGTTTTGAGCTTCGTAGCGCTTCGGATAACTATCCCAATCCCGTGCCGCCTACCGCAATGATGCACTTCGTATGTTTTGGCAATGTGAGCAATAAGTCCCGTCAGTCAAGTATGTACCAGACGCGCACATATACAAGGTATCTTAAGAATGTGGACTGGTGGGAATTCTCATTCGGTAACATCGCAATGCAGTTCGGGGACCTTTCCAACCTGTCCGTATTCGGGGCGGACATGACCGGGTATTCCGCTTATGTCGATAGCTTGTATTTCACCGGCAAGATAGAACAGTTGGAAAAGATCGTTGAAGATACGCTTGGCGACGGTGACTTGCGCATGGAACTCAAGAGAACCGGGATGGAGATGATTGTAAACGGGCATATCGATACGGTCATTTCTGCAAAAATCTTACGGTACTTCAAGAATATAACCTCTGAGGTGATAAAATGGGTATGGACGCGTGAATCCGGAACGGAACAGGTCGATATTGCTTCAGATGCGGACTGGAATGACCGTAATTCCCATATCAACACCAACGAGATACATATAGTTGATGGAGATATCCCTGAGACTTCCCGGTCTGTGAAATTTATCTGTGAAGCGACTTTGGGAAGTGTTAAACTGAGAAATGAATTAACTTTTTAAATACATTTTTATATGGTTTCATTTATAAGATATTATGATCCGTTATCTTCCTCCTTGTCGATGATAACACAGGAGGGGTCAACGGTACAGAATTATGATGTATACAACAAGGAGTACATCCCGGATCGTCGTATACGTCCTACGGCCATTTTACCTGAATGCCGTATTTCGGATCCGGCCGAAATCCTGGCTGCCGGCGTGGTCAATCAGTTTTTAACCGATATCACTTGGTACCAAGGTGAGATGAAGCCGGAGAATATCATTCTCGATACCAACAAGGACTTTAAGATTGACCGCAGTTCTAATACCAACAATCGCGGGCGCATCACTGTCTATAAAAACGTTCCTTTTGGCAATCCGTTGATTTTGACTTTTTCCGCCACATTTGTGGATATGGTGGGTAACAATGTAAGACGTAAGGCCATTTTTCAAGGCTTTGTTTATCTGACGTCTTCTACCTTTGCCGATGCCCCGTTGACTTTCATTCCTTTCTGTCCTCGTGGAGATACCTTCAATCCGTTATCGGATATGACCTATCTGCCGTTATGTGGTGACTTGAAAGCCGGCAATGAGTTGATTCCGCAAGCGCATTGGTGGTACAGAAAAACGGCATCCGGATTAAATCTCTTAGGCAGTGAATACGAAGGTTATAAATCCCGTGAGATAAAGATCCCGACCTCTGAGATAGGTAAGGATGCGCATTATGTATGCCGTATCAAGGATTGCCGGCATGATCTTGCCGACTTGAAAGAGACATACTTGCAGGAGGAGCTTGATAAGATGGCTGACTATCCGCGCAATCTGCTTGCCAAGCAATATTTCCGTAGCCTGAACGATGAAATTAAGCAAGGTGTAGTAACCGAGGGAGAGGATGCGGACGGGAAGTATATTTGTGTGCCTAACCCGTTTGTATTACGTACTTATGTAGGTGGAAATGAACAACGTGATTTATTCTCCGGAAAGATGTCTTTCAAGGAGAATACAGCATATGTTCTACGTGTTGTGGGAAAATATGTTTCTGAAACAGAATCCCAATGGGGCTTTGCATTTATAATAGCGTACACGGACGGCACGGTTTCGTCGGCATTACGATTTGACTACATGGCTAATAAAAAAATAGAGGCTGTGCATAAAAGCACTCCTGGAAAGACGATATCACATATTTCTTGTACATATGGATTTGACATTCCGTCTTACATCTACGACATCCAGATCACCGAGGAGTACAACTATAACCTGCTTGAAGGGAATACGGAAGAGGTAACTGTTAATGCAAGTGATAGTGATAATTCTAACTATATACCTGTACCTATAAGACCAAAAATATCCTCAAAAAAAGTGACTGTTAGTATTGATGATATTGTTAATTTAAAAGGTGATGCAACAGAGTATTCAGTAGCTGTGTACAATTATGGAACAGTCAGTTCGACAGTTTCAAATTATATTATTCTTTCTAAAAGTATAAAGACAGGAATATTAAATTTAACAGATAAATATGATGCTTCTCAGCCTGCTTCTTTAATGCTTTATGCAGGTAGATCGGGATCTACTGCCGGTAACTCTGTCAAGTACGAGAACGTCCGTCTCCATGAAGGCGAGTACGCTTGGAATGTGCTTGGTGAAACGATAGAAGACTTTGTTATAACTGCTGAAGCCGAACAGCAGCACAAAAGTGGAAAAATCGATATAAAAGAGAATCTCGTTGTTGGCGGTAAATACACTTTGGATATTGAAAATATAATCAATATACAAGGTGAAGCGACTGAATATACTGTTTTTGTGCAACAAATAAATGGTAGTACGTCAACTATCGTCTCAAATTCACCTAATGTTACAAAAAGTATTAAGAGAGTTACTTTTACTATCAATGATAAGTACGTAACAGGTAGCGGTATTTTAACAATGTTAGTATTATATGCCGGTAAAGCGGGATCTACTGCCGGCAACACTGTTCAGTTCAAGAATGTCCGTCTCCTTGCAGGTGAAACAGTCCTTCCATCCATGCCTTCGTATACACCCCACTTCATTCCATCCGCACCGGACATTGAAGTAGAGTCTGAGCGTATCACATTGCCGGAAGGTTACAGACCTGATGGTGAACCTGCCAATTACGAAGAATATGATTATACCCTTACTACCGCATATCCACCGGAAAAATGGAAGATATGTACACCGTATGGCAGTAGTGATGACGGGCTTATCGACATACCTTCTGATGTACAACTTTTCCCGGCGTGGGCTGAGATCAGAACCGCAGAAGGTATTGTAGAGAATCCCGGAAAGTATTACTCTATGGACTGGGGTAACGGTAAAAGGGGGATCAATATACTTTTGGACGCTTCTGAACTGTCTACTGACCTGTTGACTTTGAATCCTATCCTATACAGAGGGCTGGATAAGGCCAAGTATGCGGTAAAAGATGCTTTTTTCCCAGCTACTATTTTAGAAGATTTTGTTGAAGGTACTAAAATAGCCGTAGAAATCCCACCGTATACCCCTAAAACAACAGGTTATTTAAGCGTTAGAAAAAATGGGATTGGCATTTTGATAGCATATAAACCCGATGGGAATGTTTCTCTGTTTATATATGGCGATGAAATTAGAAAATCAACTATCCTTTATGGAATGCAAAACGCGATTCAGTGTTATGAGTTACTAATAGGTACAACAGTAGATGAACATCAGCTTTTCATTAACGGAAAACTTTATACCGGTACATTAGGTAATGCCGGAGAAGGTGGAGGGGACGCGATAAATATTGATAAAAACGTACTTTCGTCATTAGTGGAGATTTATTCTCCTGAAAACATACTTCTTCACAAATGGGATTTCGAAGGTGATACAGATGATGAAAGATTATCTGATAAAGCAGATACGGAAAATAAAATCAATTTTCGTAAAAGTGAAGGATTTGAACTGGTCCCCGTATAACAATAAAAAAATAATTATGGCAAGATACATTTTAATTTCCAAACAGAAAGCCTATGAAAAAGGCTTGGTTGATTGTAATTCGGTTGTCCGCACAAATGGCGAGGAGGTCATATTGACCGAAGACGATGTCACCCGTCTGGGTGACTTGGATACGATTGTACCGGAACTGGGTGCGACTGTACTTACGGCCCGGGAGGCCTTAAAACTCCTTGAGAAAAAAGAATGGGAATAGTAATTTTAAAAAAGTAAATGATATGGAATTAATAACGTTACGAGGTGGCCTTGTGCTTACCAAAGCGATTACGACGGGTACGAACTCGATGATTTTGGAAAGCGATATCCCTTTGGAACAGGAAGTGGCCAATGGGGTATGGAAAACAGACTGGTCCAAAAACGGTCCGACGATCTGGCCTTCCGTACGCAACACGGCAATCAGGGATAATATTTATGATTTCAAAACCATCGAGTGGTTCTATGACGGAACTTTGATTTCAGCGGATGATTCCCGGTTTGACATAACCGGTACTACGCTGGTCGGTACAACGCAACAGGTAAAATGCCTTAAGATAAAGGCCAATCTGGATATGGAGACATCAAAGCGTATTACTTGCCGCCTTGTCACTGATATAAATGGCGCTGACGAAACGTTAAGTTCGGATACCGTTGTTTCAAAACGTGTTGTCTCTGCTGCCACCTATACGGGATACATTAAGGCGGAAAATGGAAATAACAGTATTAACAGTGACGGTAAAAACAACATCATCTTGGAGGGTGTATTGAAGTTGGGCGGTGACGAACTTGCCGCATCAGCCTTTACGATCGACTGGTATAAAGCCGTGATCACTGACGAGGATGGTGTAGACGACGGAATGACTTTGATTCCCGGTAAAGGGAACTCCAATCCTATTACATTGGAAAAAGATGAGATCGGACTGTCTGAGGTCATCATTGCGGTGTTCAAAGTTGCCGGAAAAGAGGAGTTCAGGGCCAATTGTACGGTATTTGACCGCAGTGACCCTTATGAGATCTCCGCTGTTAATGTCCCTGAGGTTCTGAGGAATGAGAGCGAGATGAAAACAACCCTTTCTGTTGTCGGAATCGATGGGTCTCCGGTTACCGCATTTAATCAGTTTGCTTTCCGCCTGCGTGAGTATAAGGATGGGCCCACTATAAAGACCCAGGAAAAAAGTGAGAAGAATTTCTTTATCACGGCGGCCGGCGATTTCCGTAAATATAAGAAAATCTGGCTGGAATACGAGATTTCACGTAACGCTTAAGAGATATGATTGAGACATTGCGCGGCGGATTGCCTTTGAGAAGAGCACAGGATCCTCCGGTTGTTTCCATACAGCCGGGGGAACGGGTATTTCATAGAAAGGCGGACGGAGCTTATGAGCCGGCCACGATCACTTTGTCGGCCATAGTACAAAACATTGATAACCCGAAGTACCAATGGGGACGTATCCTGAATGGCAGTTTCCGGCCGTATTCCGTTGTTCTCAGCTCCATGACTATCACTCCTGCATATGCCGGGGTGATAGCCGTCCGGGTATCCGGTGATAATATCAATGATTATGTATATGCTTCTGAGACGATCAGCATAATTGAGGATGGAGCATCTGCCATACAATACAAGATCGTGGTTAAACAGTTGGACCGTATTGTCACTTCCATCTCTTGTGATGCCAATGGCAATCCCAAACTTTATTATCAGGCAACGGCATATCTGTATAAGATAACCGGCTCTGAGGAAGAGCCTTGCGGTGATTTTTTATGTGCCATTGCGTATTATAAAGGGGATTCGGTTGTAAAAGCCGACATCAGTCAGGGGTATGTGGACAATTATACATTCATAGTCGACGGTGATTATGATTCTGTCCGTATCGGTTTCAGTGACGGGGAGAATGTCATCGTGGAGACTACCATTGCGAAAACTTATGACGGTGCTCCGTCTGAGGTATACAGCATTGAGATATTACAGAATAATAAGGTTGTTACCACTATTGCCAGTGATGCGGAAGGCTACTCGAAGTTAGACCCTTATGCACTTGCACGATTGTACAAACAGGTTGGCAATGATAAAAAGGCCGTATGTTCCAACTATTATTGCAAGGTTGTATCCGTTAATATCGATGACAATATGGAACATGAAGAGGAAAGCGGTGTTCCCGTGTCCGACTATGAGTTTGAGGTTGCGGACAATTACTATGATTATTTTGTCGTATCGTATTTTGATAAAGCATCTAAAAAGACAGTTGCAGAGATAACCGTTCTTAGGACATACGACGGATCTGCAGGCAAGCCCGGTGAAAATGGTGTTCCCGGATGTGTTATACGCCGTTCAGAGTGGAAATCCGGTATCCAGTACCGGAATGACGAAGGATTGAAAACTGTCAATACACGTTATATCGATGCCGTCTTGGTACGTGCAAAAAATGCCCTTGGATGGCGAGGGTATAAATGCCTGCAGACACATGTCAGTACGAATGATAATGCTCCGGGAAATACAGATTATTGGGAGGAATTTCCTACCAATACTGTCGGTATCCTTGCATCATTGATTATCGCCCGCGACGCAAAGCTGGATTTCCTGTCCGGTAACGAGATACGTATCCTCGATGCAAACGATAAGGTTACGGCCGGTGTCTCCGGTTCCGGTTCGGGTGATACAGGTATAAGGTTCTATGCCGGGTCGGATAATCCACAGAATGCTCCATTCAGGGTGAATGAGAAAGGAGAACTTTATTCCTCTAAGATACATGCAGAGGGTGAGGTAGTGGCTACCTCTGGACGTATCGGGGGTATGAAGATAATAGGTAATACTTTACAGGGGCTGCAATCCGTATTTGGAGAATATTCAATCGAGTCAAGTGGGGTGTCTACCAGTTATTCAATCGTGGACAATATCGATTCACAACAGATTTTCATACTGCTTGTTCGCCGTAACGCATCTTTCTTTTTACCGTCTAAGGCTGATTTGACAACTAAAGGTATTAATGAAAATTATTCATTTAGATTATCTCTTATAGCGCAGTATCAAAACGGTGGTACATGTGAGCTCCTTTGCAGGGAAGATACTAAAATTATTCGTAACGGGATAGCTGTTTCTTCTTTGACTTTGGGAAAAGGGGAAGCTGTTGATTTATTCTATCATAGCGATGTGTATTATGTTTCTTCTGCATCAAACTATACATAAATAAAACCCGCCTGACTTTCCCAAGCAAGGCGGTCGAATTTTAAAATCTTTCCATAAAATGGATAATACTATGAAAAACGACATAAAGATAGTATTAATATTTCAATAAACATAAAATATGGGGTTAAATGAATGGCTTGCGATAATCGGTGCATTGGGTGGGTTGGAAGCCATCAAATGGGGCGTGAGTTTCTTTGTCAATCGCAAGACGAATGCCCGTAAGGAAGATGCGGCAGTGAATGGTCTGGAAAATGAGAATGAGCGCAAGCAAGTAGCGTGGCTGGAAGATCGCATTGCCCAGCGTGATGCAAAGATTGACGCCCTATACATTGAATTGAGACAGGAACAGGCGGCACATTTGGATGAGATTCATAAACGTCACCAGACGGAATTGAAATTGAAAGAAGCTGAAATGAAGCGCTGTGATGTGAGAGGGTGTGGTAAACGTCAGCCACCAAGTGATTATTAATTTTTAAAAAAAGGAGGAGAAGAATGAATAAGATTGATTCTATTATCATCCATTGCTCGGCTACGAAAGCCGGGCAGGATTTGAGAGCGAAAGACATTGACCGGATGCACCGGCAAAGGGGATTCGCTCAGATAGGTTATAACTTTGTGATTGACCTTGACGGAACAGTTGAGACCGGACGTCCATTGTCTATAGATGGCGCTCATTGTAATACGAAAGGTTTTTCCGGAGTATCGTATAACAAACATTCCATCGGTATCTGCTATATCGGTGGTCTTGATGTAAATGGGAATCCTGCCGATACACGGACGGATGAGCAGAAAGTTGCGTTACGCAGTTTGATAGCAAAGTTATGCAAAGAATATGATATCGTCGAGTTGCTCGGACACCGGGATACATCTCCTGACCTTGATGGCAGTGGGGAGGTTGAGCCGGCAGAGTATATCAAGGTTTGTCCGTGCTTCGATGTCAGAAGTGAGTTTTCCAACTTTCTTCGTAATACAGTTATCCGGCCATGAAACGACTAATTTACATTATAACTTTTATCCTGATATCGGGAATATGGTTATCGTCTTGCAAGACATCTCGAAATATGGAGATACAAAAGCAAGTCGACTACTCTGATGATTTTAACCGTATTCAAAGTATTATTGAGTCATTACGTGTTGATGTCAATAAGCAAATGAAAATGACTACTGAAAAATTGAGTGATCTGAAAATAGAGAATACCACTGTTTTCCTTTCTCCTCCCGATTCAACAGGTAAGCAATATCCGGTTAAGGAAAGTACAACTACTGCTTCCAGGCAGGATAAGGAACGTACAGAAGTAGATGAAACGTTATCTGTTACTCTACAGCAGTTTTCAAACCGGTTGGATAGCATTAATAATAAAGTAAATGCCTTGCTTAACCAGAAAGAGACGGTTATCGAGCTTTCGTGGTGGGATTTACATAAAGATAAGGTATACATAGGTATCATTATTTTTATTGTCGGATATTTGATGTATAGGAGTAGGCATTGGTCATAATATTGTAGAAGCTTACTTGTAGGCACTCCCCGGTTCTTAATGGATCGGGGATTTTTATTATATTTGCCGGAAAATAAAAGAATAATGACACATAACTTCGATTACGAATCTGTACAAGAGTTACTTTCTTGGGCAAAGAATATGCTTGAAAACAAAACGTATCCGGAATCCCCGTATCAATTAAGTAAATGTATAAACATACTCGATTGTGAGTATTTTATTAATAGTTCGATAGCAACCATCTCTAAACACTGGGAGAATCCCACTTTCCATACATACATTGAGCATCTGTGGGAGTTTAGAGAGAAGGTAGCAGGAAAAGAGGATATGTCGGAACTCTCATAAACTAAAAAATACTCTCGCCACAGGCAGTTGTAGCGAGGGTGGTTGCAATAAAAGGGGAGTTTTGACATTCCCCATTTTTTATTTTCCTATGATAATATAGCTGGTATTATATTTTGTAGGATAGTAGGACGGTAGATTCCATTTTAATATAACCAGATATTTTTTTATTATTAGAATGAACCATTAAAATGTTTTGTTTCCTCATGTACTTTTAAATCAGTTCCTTTCAAATATTTATTTGTCGTTGATATATCCGAATGTCGTGCTTGGTCTCTTGCTACTACAATCCCCTCAGCATTTGCCAGATCTCGAATTCCTGAATCTTTTAATGAATAGAACTGATAACTTTTAGGAAATTTTAGAGGTATACGTATTTTGGTAAAATACTCTCTAAAAACTCGTGCATCAGCTTTCTTTTCTGCGGGTTGAAAGTTCCTACCAAATAGATAATAATGGGAAGGTGAATCGAAAGTTTTGAGATCAAGCATCAATCTTATGAGTTCATCGTTGAGCCCCACCATTCCGTCTTTACGATTTTTGGAAATTGTTGAAGATACGAAAACTTTCTGTTCCTTAATGTTGATATCACATAATCGAATGTTCGATAATTCGTCTGGACGAATTAATGTATAGTATTCCATTCTGCAGGCAAGTAGATAATACTTATTTGTTTCCTCAAGATAATCCTTCATTCGTTTTAGATCTTCTTTTGTAATGGCTGACCTCTTTTTTTGCTCAGCGGATAAGCTTTTTATTTTTTCTACAGGATTATTCTCTAAGTATTGTTTTTCAAGTAACCAACCACAGAAAGAGGAGATCCAAATTCGATAATTGTTACGTGTTCTTGCTGATGAGTCACGATCAAGAAGTATATAATCTAAGAAATCGCTAATGAAAGATTGGGTAAGTTGGTATATATATATAATAGGTGTTACTAAGCTATTGTTGTATTCGACTAATACATTTAGTCGCGATTTATAATCTGTATTGGTTTTTTCTTTAATAGCCTTAGATGCCATTAATTTATCCAGATATTTTATATAAATATCACAGATATCAGCTAATTTAGTATATTGTCTTGAACCGGATACGTCTGCCCAAGGATTCCATCCAGATCGAAGTTTAATAGTACAGTTTGTGATAATTTCAGTTGCACGCCTTTTTCGTTCTGATAATTTAGGAATGGAATCAAGCATATACTTTTTCCTTTTCATCTTTCCTTCAAGGGGATCATAGCATAAAAAGTCTATATACCAGTTTTTTCCAACATGTAATTTGGGGAGAGTGTAGTTGATTACTTCTGAAATAGAAGCGCCTTTTCGTATTTTTGAACACAT